AAATTGCAAAATGCTAATGCAGTTCCTACCCATTCTACACTTTTACCAAACATTGCAGATAATTGTTTTCTAGTATTTACAATACCTTTATCTATCATTTGTTGTATAGCAAAAGAAGCATCTAAATGAGACATACCAACTGTAAACATATTTGTAGACAATTGTTTTGTTAGATCATCGACTTTTCCATTGCTTTCAAATGCAGGGATTTCAGTTAATTTTAAATCTCTTGCAATTTCAAGACGTTGGTGACCATTTATTACGACTAGTTCTTTCTTGTCGTTTTTTCTGTAGCTAATTGGAGTTAAAATGCCAATTTTTTTAATATTGTTTTTTAACGCTTTATATTCAGCTGATTTTTTATTAGTTCCGTTTACTCTGACATTACCTTCAGAAATAAACTTGTCTGTTGCTATTTGATTCATTTTTCTTCCTTATTTTCTTTTAATTCATCGATTGTTTTGCAAGCGTATTCAAATCTTAAGAAATCATAGATATCTCCTGATATGAGTCCATTGCTTTTTAATGTATATGCTTTTTCAGTAACCTTTTTATGTTCTTTTTCAGCTTGTTCAAGCTTTTTATAAGTATCAAGGTTATTTTTAAGCAAGTTTTTGTTTAACTGGTTGTTTGTGTCCATTTTGTCTCCTTTTCTTATGTTCTTTTGTTGCATTATTGTGAAAAAAGAATGCATCAATGACAATATTCATTGTTTCTTGATTTATTCCTCTTTCATCCATTATTCTTACAGCTTCTTCGTCAATAGCTATATGAAAATCTTCAAATATGTCTGGTGCAATTGCATCAATTATAATATCATGTTCTGTTATCATGAATATTTCCTCCCATTGGATATTTTTTCTTTAATTCTCGATATTTAATTGGTTCAAATTCTTTATTTAATCTTGCGCCTGCTTGAACAATCTCTGGAAGATCAAAAGAACCTAGTTCATTGTACAAACCAACTACATATCCATAATAATGAAGCCCATCTTGACTCATTACAAACCATTGCCATCCTGAAAGATGATAATAATGTTTATATATAGTAGGGTTTGCTTCGTTTTCTATTTCAATTAGCTTTGGTATCGTCATTTTTATATCCTTTATGTATTAATTGCATTTCTTCTAGTTGTATTAATCGAGCAGAGATATAAACAATAGCATCAAGTAACTCTTCTAATGTTTCTTTTTCCCAATTTCTACCATCATGCACATCTAAATCATCGCGGTATTCTTTTTTACCGTGTTCAAGTCTGCTTTTTATTAATTGAATAATTCTATGGTTGTAATTCATGAAAATCCTCATATGTTTCTTTACCTGTTAATTGAATACATTTAGGGCAGTCACAATGAACAATACTGCCGCCATCTTCACTGAATGAAACATCCCAGCCAGGGCATCCATTTTCATTAAGTGTTTTTATTAGTTTTACATTTTTTGTTTTCATTTTATAACTCCGCATTTAAATAAATAGTGTCTTCATCAGGATATTTTATAAAATACTCTAGAAGTTCCATTCCTAATAACCAATCAGCGTAATCATTTATTTTATTTCTAGCTACACCTTCATATTCACAGTCTAATCCATAATTTTTAAAATATAATTGGAGTTCTTCTGTGTTATACGACAGTTTTTGTTCAAAGAATGAATGTGCTGCTTCAAGATATAAACCCATTGTATTTTCAATTTCTATTAATCTATTTAAGATAATAGGTTTGTTTTTTATTTTATATGGAATTTCACTTGGTTCAGGTTCATATTGTTTTGCACCAAATTGTTCATGAGCATTGCTCGGTTGAACGGCAAACCAGAATTTGCCATCTACATCTCCGTTATAATATCTTCCCATTATTTTTTCTCCTTATTTTTGTCCATCATTTTTAATATTTCTATAATTTCTTTACTTCTAAATCCATCATCACCTATTACTATATCAACAGCATTTTTTATTTCTTTAGCAGTGTATAATTCTTTCATTATTTTGCCTCCCCATAAATCGCATTATATCTTTTTTTGGATACTTTTACAGGTATACCATTAGGTAATTGAAAGTTCCAATTTTTGCCCCCATCTATTTTTGTACTGCAAACAGATGCATTTTCTTTAACTAATTTGATTATTGTTATTTTTGACATGTTGATTTCCTTTGTTATATTGATTTGTTTACGATTAGGTCAAAACACTTATCACATAAGTCCCATTTAGCGATTGCATTTTGAGGGTAGTAGTTTCTGCAATTATTACACTTTATTTTTAGACTAAGCTTTTCTTGCATATGGTTGCTTTTTTTATTGATTTGACGATAGCAATATATTTCCCATACTAAAGGGATAAGTACTATGCTACTTATTATTGTTATTGTATTCATTGGTTTGTTCCTTTGGTTTATTCTGTTGCTTGTTGTAAATCTTGGGGCAATCGGATGTTTGCGGAATCCATTGACTGCCCCTTGGGGATGCGTATGTAGACACACGCGAAATCATAATTGTACTATTAATGATATAAGTACGAGGAATAAGTATGATATGATTATTTTATCTAGCTTACTCATGGTCGTATTTCCCATTTATTATTTCTATTGCAAATTCATACCCTGCTATAAAAGACATGGTTTCTGTTTTATTATTATTTAATAGTTTTTTAGGTTCTATTTCAGATTGTTTTAATTCTGCATATATTTTATAAAGCAGGTTTAATCGTTCTGCTTTTTTATTTACATAATCCATTATTTATTTTCCTCTGTGATTAGTTTTAATACTTTTTTATAGGCATCAATCATGCCATTTGTTGTTGAAAGTCCACCAACATCATCTCTATTATATTCATCAAAGTATGGGTCTGACATTATTAGGTCTATACGCTTTTGTTCTTCATCTATTAAAGCTTGTATTTGTTCTACTAGATTCATTATTTAATCCTCCTAATGATGTATGCCATTGACCAAGTAATAGGTCTAAGTACTGCTAGTACTATAACTTTGGCAGTTAGATTGATGATGTTAATTAGTGTTGTAATGTATGTAGTCATATTATTCCCCATATTGTTGACTGTTTAATTGATGTGTTGCTTATAGATAGTAATTCTTTGCCTCGTTTGTGTGTGATGGTACGAGGCTGACCACCGTATTGTCTTATGACATGTATTTTGTCTCCAAATTGCTATTTCATTAGTGAAGTAAAGCCCCTTAGGGCTTTTTCTATAGTATTACCTCCCCTGTCTTGACGTTAAGAGATGCCTTGTTGGGGTACTTGGCTTGGTTAAGGTCTTCTCTGTCCAAACCAGTATACTTCTCATCGAGTAAGGCATAATGATAGTTGTATTTATCTTGTTCAGCCTTTACCTTGGGGTCGATAGCATAGCTACCATCATCGTTTCTTAGGGCTCTCTTGCGTGACTCTATAGTGTCTCCGTTACCAAGCTTGGTTATCTTACCCTCAGCTAGTGGTAGACTATACAACCACTGACCATTCTCTTGATTCATGCGTAATGTTACTGTTTTAACCATGTTATTATCCTTTATGTTGATTTACTAATTAACTAAAAAGGGAATGTCGATTCCCTATCAAAGGGGGTACCCGTACAATTCTAGTCGCATATCAAAATGCTTAAATTTTTGAACTTTAGGTATTGGGTATAGGATAGGGTAAGGGTATAGGGTAGGGCAATAGGGTACTGCAGTCGATCGTTTTTGGATAATACTACCTCCGTCCAAGTAGATTTTATTATCTGTTGCTTATTTTTTTTAGTACTCCTTGAAACCGCAAATAGATGTAGTTTTTGCGCTCAAGGACGCGCTCAAGCTAACTCCCACAGACCAAACATTCAAGTAATATCTTTTTATTAGGTAATAATAATATGACTGTGTGTAAATTTTAATATGAAAAAATATAACCTTACAATAGTTTATGATGATTCAAAAGAAGAGGTAGACTCAATCGAACAAAAGATAACAGAATTAAATGGCTCTAAAGAAATAGATGTCGTAATGAATTCACAATTTGTCGATTGCTTGTCTAGTTTGGATCAAAAAACAAAAAACACCTTGTTTCAAGCAGTTGATGATGCAGGTGCTTTAATGGGCGATGCGTGAATATGAAATAAAAAAATTAAAAAATTATGTCTACGAAGACATAAGTGAAATCCCAATAGGGTTACCTATTGTTCCTAATTGGCGTAAAGCTGAAGTAGGGCAATGGGTTAATGCTGATGATGGATGTGTCATACAAATCCTACGTTCAGGGCGAATGCTCCACCGCGGAAACAAGGTGAGGTATGTAGGCACATGTACAGGAACATTTATTTGTTCTTCTACTGCAAAGATGGATACCGACAGACGAAAGAATATTTATTCGTTTGGTGGAAACCGCAATCATCTTGATTCGGTTAA